TTTCTGTATGCATACGGGTCAGAATACTCAGTGCTAGGCCAGTAATTAGCACCCCTGAACGACTGCGTACCTGCTGTCGTTTGGAATGCTGACACCGATGTTTGTGCTGGAGTACCAGTGCTATAGTTACCTGCTCTTGCCGGTACTGCGTGAGGGTTTGCACCGTATGAAGTGTTGTTGCTTGTTGCTGTCGGTTTAAAACTATAATAGCACACTTCTAGCTCATTATTTGCAGGCATATACCAGTCGGAAAAGCCACCTATAGTCAGGTCGTTGCAGAAGTGCGCGGCGGGGTAGACTGTTGAGTTGCCGTCTGCAACCATATCGGCTGTATTCTGAGGGCCATCAATGGCGCTAGCTGCTCCGGAGGTTGCCTCGTTGTCGTTTTTCCATTGGCCTTGCTGCTGCGTCGTGGACAGCGGGCCAATAACAAGGTAGTGGGTAGCTTCACCATTTTCGGCAGTGGAAATATCCCCTGCGTAAAAGCCTCCTTGGTAAGCTTCGCCAACAACCTCCGGAGCAGGAAGTCCTCTACTAGTAAAAGAACCAAAACCGTTTATATTGTATCCAAAACCTGTCATATTAATTCCTATTTATTTTAAGCATCATTTGCTGCATCAGTAGTAAAGAACAGTTTAATACCTAGAAGTCTAGCATCACCTGATTGGTTATCAGCAGAAACATCTCTAAAAACTTCAAAGAATGTCACAGTATTAACCGCTGCATTTGCTATAGTAACTGCTCCACTTTCAACAGAAACCATCATATCATTTGAGGTTCCAGAGTGGGCTAAAGCAGTAGCAACAACAGCCGTTCCAAAAGCAACATTAATTGAAGCATCATTAGCCATACTGCCACCAGCTAATGCCCAAGCAACCGTACCTGTATTTGTTCCTGTAACTGTCCAAAAAGCTTGAAATGTTACAGTTCCTTCGTTCCAAGATTTAGGAAAAGCAACTGTAAATTGAGCAAAGTCATCTGCCCCTGTTGCAAAATCAAGACATTTTAATTCAGGGCCATTGGATAACTCCACCTGTGTAAGGGTAGAGCTTCCATTTGTTGTGTTGGGATACATTGCTCCTGCCGGAACCCAAATAGTTTCTTTTCCTACTTCTTTTAGAGTACCTGCTCCATCCACCAAGTTTAGTTCTGCTGCTGTGCTTGTAACACCATCAAGGATGTTAAGTTCTGCTGCGGTACTCGTTACACCATCAAGGATATTAAGCTCTGCTGCGGTACTCGTTACACCATCAAGGATATTAAGCTCTGCTGCGGTACTCGTTACACCATCAAGGATATTAAGTTCTGCTGTAGTACTAGTAACACCATCTATTAAATTTAATTCTGTTGCTGTTGCTGTAACTCCATCAAGGATATTTAACTCAGCAGCCGTACTTGTAACAGCAGTACTGCCTAATATTAAATCACCATCAGGAACTATAACATCACCTGCAAAAGTAACGCCAGTTGTACCTGTTGGTACATGAGCAACCAATGCATCAGCATCGTTTCTAATAGTTATATCGCCTGTACTACCTTGTCCTGTAAGAACAAGACCGTCAGCAGCAGCATAACCTATTGCAGCATTATCACCTGCGGAAGTATCACCGTCTGGTTCAAAAGTAGCGGCTGTAGCTAAACCTGTAACATCAACAGAAGCTAAAACAGAATTACCTGCAACGTCTATTGCTCCACTAATGTCTAAGGTAGCCGCATCTAGTTCGCCAGAAATAGTAAGGTTGCGTATACCTGTGTAGTCTTTATTAGAATCTAAAATAACTGCTTTGGAAGCTACTGCCGTTCCTACTGCGGTTGAGCCAATATCAAGAGCGTTTAGTTCTCCTACAACTGCTGTGATTCCGTCTAAAGCGTTAAGTTCTGCTGTAGTGCTTGTAACCCCATCAAGAAGGTTAAGTTCTGTTGCGGTACTTGTAACACCATCTAGGATATTAAGTTCAGCCGCTGTTGATGTTACACCATCAAGAATGTTAAGTTCTGCTGCGGTACTAGTTACACCATCAAGGATATTAAGTTCTGCCGTTGTAGCTGCTACACCATCAAGAATATTTAATTCAGCAGCAGTACTTGTTACACCATCAAGGATGTTAAGTTCTGCTGTAGTGCTTGTAACGCCATCAAGAAGATTAAGTTCGGTAGCTGTTGAAGTAACCGCTACATCTTCATTAATTTTAGGAGATGTTAAAGTTTTATTTGTCAACGTGTCTGTAGATACAAGAGATACTAGAGTTGAGTCAGCTCCTGCTGGTAACATTAAAGTGTTAGTAACACTTGCTGAGTGTGGTTGTGCATAAACTTTTTGACCGTGAGTATTACTTTCACAATTAAATACTACTGCGCCTGAGTTAGTATTTCCTCTAACTACAACTGTACCTGTTCCATTCGGAGCCAAATCAATAGTAGCATTAGAAGTTGTAATAAGGTCTTGACCGTTCATGTCTAAGTTACCGCCCAACTGAGGACTAGTATCTTCCACTACGTTAGCTAAATCTCCACTTGAACCAGTACCTGAAATAATGGCTGATCTAGTAACTCTTTTAAGACCGCCTCCAGATGTATCAACTGCTAACAAAACATCATCATCCGCAGCAGTACTAATTTCTGTTAAATCTCCTACAGCAACAGGATTAAAATTAGTGCCATCTGCTACTAAAATATGGCCTGCTGTGTTTGTTGCCATTACTAGATCGTCACCACTAATAGTAAGATCGCCTGATATAGTAAGATTTCTTACGCCGGTATAATCTTTGTTAGCATCTAATATAACTGCTTTAGAAGCAATAGCAGTTCCTATGGCGGTGCTTCCTAAATCCAAAGCATTTAATTCGCCTACAACGGCTGACACACCATCTAAAATGTTTAACTCTGCTGTAGTACTAGTCACACCGTCTAGTATGTTTAGTTCTGCTGTAGTGCTTGTAACACCATCTAGAAGATTGAGTTCTGCTGCGGTACTTGTTACACCATCTAAAATATTAAGTTCTGCTGCGGTACTTGTTACACCATCTAAAATATTAAGTTCTGCTGTAGTACTAGTAACGCCGTCTAGAAGATTAAGTTCTGTAAAAGTAGATGTCACACCATCTAAAATATTAAGTTCTGCTGTGGTGCTTGTGACACCATCAAGAATGTTAAGTTCTGCTGTGGTGCTTGTAACACCATCAAGAATGTTAAGTTCAGCAGCGGTAGAAGTAATAGCTGTACCTGCTAAATCTAAAACATCTGCAAACACTGTACCGTCAACATATACATTACGCCATTGTTGGCTTGCAGAACCTAAGTCAAAAGTATCGTCTGTATTGGGTATAACAGAACTATTAACATCTGCTCCAAAAACTACATTATCAGCAGCCGCATCACCTAGTGTAATTGTCCCGCCGTTAAATGTGGTTGTTCCTGTTACAGTAAGGTTTCCACCTACTCCGACATTACCTGTAGTTGTAATACTATCTATATAAGCATTTTTAAAATATTTACTACTTGTTCCTAAATCTAAATCGCTATCCGCGTGAGGTACTAATGCTCCGTCTTGCAAGACCATCTGTTTTGCAGCGGCACTAGAAACTTCTACATAGAACTCCCAAGTATTACCTGTAGTCAATATTTTATTTAAAAAATCTTGATCACCTATAGTGTGTATATTACCGCCTTCTCCTGTTGTACCATCATGTCTGTGTCCAGTAGTTGAACTAGACGCATAAGAGAATGCAGTTAAAAGACGATTAAATTCTTCATTAAATAACGCAGCAGTAATTGTATCGCCATCTGCGAAACTGCTTTGTCTTACATAACTTGTAGCCATTGCTATCTCCTACCGGAAGGTCTATAGTCTATATAGAAACCGTTTATTGAATAAGGTGCTTTAGTATCCTGACTGAATATTTTAAAAGCAATATTGTGTCCGCTGCCCTGTACGGCTTGCCTAACCATTGGATCACCTGATGCACCAAATACAGCACTCCCAAAAAGAGAAGCAACACCTGAGAATACTGCTGGAGTTGGTATTGCATCTAGAGGATATAAAGGAGGTTGTGTCCTTTCCAAAGAATCAAAATCATATGAAATCTTTAAAGTAGGCTCTATTGCCCCTTCAGGTGTAAAAGATATTTTTGTGTAGTGTAAAGACTTGAGCGTACCCGCATCTCCAAAATCTAAATTGGGTGTTTTATATCTAGCATTTACATTTGTACTCACGCCTGCGGGATTAAAAGAATTACCTACATTATGGTTATAAACATACCCGGCGCTGTCGCCATGATATATTTGTTCTATATTTGAATAATCTAAACCTGATGCAAACCCGTGTGCTTGAATACCTATAGTTTCAGACCACTCAAACCCATTGGGAGTTATAGTACCAATTAAACCTTTAGATGTAGCAGTAGTACCTGTTGCTGCACTATAGAAAAATCTGTATTGAGATTTACTTCTTAGTACTGCACTGCTAACAAAAAAACTATCTATAGATTTTGCTACTGTAGATACTACAGATTGAATCTGCCTTGAAACAGAGCCTAGCTCTACGTCACCAATTCTTTCTGTACCTGCAACTAAACGAAAACCATCAGGACTCAAGAATAATAGATCACCGCCTATCTCTTGAATACTGTGTCCGTCTAAGCAACCTACGTTCTTGGTAATAGGTGTTACGGCTATAGTATCAGCATCATTTATATTAGATAATTTGTAAATACTATTTTTACAAAAAATAATTAAATCAGTACGAAAACTTTTTATTCCTACTACTTGATCGTCTAGTGTAATACTGCCTGACCCAGTACTTGAGAAACTGTTTATGTCACTTGTGCCGCTATAGTATATTGTATTAAGTGCTGTGGCTGCGCCAGCGACTACTAAGTGTTTGTCGTGAACTACGCAGTATTTAGGAAAAACACTACCTGAGACTGTAATCTCTTCATAGAAAAAAGTTCTATTAGATAATGCACCTGTACCTGTCATTTTAAAAAGCGCAGGTTTAATACCCGAACCTTTATCAGTAATAACTACTTCACCATATATACTATTGCCTTCAAATATAGCAAAAGTAGCTTGGGCTTGAGATGTCCTAGCCGCTGTACCACGCCCATTAAATGTAGAATAGTTATCACCGCCACCGGCCACACTAGCTTTATTTATTTGTAACCAACTGTCTCCATCTAAACTAAAATAAATATTAGTTCCTGAACACGCAATTACACCGTCTGCATAAACAAAAAGCCCTAATATACTATTAGAGCTATTGGGATTAGTGTCACCAAATTGAGTATAGCCATTTATTCTTCTATACCCACCATCAGGATCAACTTCAAAGTTTTCCAGTTCGGTAGCAAAACCGGGCTGCTGTAACATTTGAAATTGATTTAAATTAGTATTTAAACCGCCCTGACAAGATACACCAAATGCTTGCATAATTAAATAAACCTAATTCTATCATCAGACATATATGTAGGGGTTGGATGTAGCAAATTTTCCCTCATACTTTTTAATCCTTTTTTATAATCATCTAAAGCAAACACTGCCATCTGAGGATTATCTTTAAATTGATGTGTATAATATCTAGCTTTAGAAAGCAACACAGTCTTATACATGTCA